TACGTTGGCTCAATCATAGCATCAACAACGAATCCGGAAACGGGAGAAAAGCCGACATTTGGACAACTTCCGCAAGGCTCGATTGCTCCGCACGTTGAGATGATAAGAGTGCTTGCTACACAGTATAGTGCGGCAACAGGGTTAACAGTTACGGACACGGGAGTTGTTAACGATGCAAACCCAACAAGTTCCGATGCTATATTAGCGCAAAGTCAAACACTTGTGGCAATGGCTGAACAGCTTAACCTTGACAATGGCGATTCACTCCGTACTATCGCACTCATGGCGTTAGCGATTGTGAATAATGTCAAAATGAGTGAATTAACCGAGGACGAGCTTGACGTTGTTGCACATTTCAAGAATCCTGCGATGCCGAGTGTGGCTGTTACAGCGGATGCGGCAATTAAGATTGCATCAGCAAGGGAAGGCTTTGCATCAACAGATACATTCCTTGAGATGATTGGCTTTGACAAGGCTGATATCCGTAGAATCAAGGCTCAAGAGTCGAGAAATAGGGGAATGGCTGTACTAAATGAGATAGAAAATGGCGACAATAACGCAAGCTGAATGGAAAAGATATATTGCGACATTGCGGAGTATTAACGATAAAGCGGCTGATGAGTTCCGGTCATTCATCATAAGCAAGGGTGGTTATGGCAACATAGAACGTCAAACACTTATTGATTATGCTTATGGAATCGCTACCAAATACGGCGAAGCATCAGCGGCGGTATCGGCTGAAATGTATGATGCAATAGCTTTGTTGTCAAATGCTCCTGTATCGGCTGCAATTCCGGCTGAAACGGCGAGTTATTCCGAGGTTGCAAAGACAGTAAACGGAATCATAAAAAACACGGGAAATGAGGACATTCTTGCGCAAGGCATCGGCAGACTTGTGAAGATGGCAGGCACAGACACAATGCTGTCAAATGCTTACAGAGACAGACCGAGAGGCAAGGGAAGTAAGCGCAGACATTCCGGAGCGCAAGTCGCTTGGATTCCATCAGGCGATACTTGCCCATATTGCATCATGCTTGCAAGTAGAGGTTGGCAGAATCAGACCGAATGGGCGGCAAACAACCATTCAGAGCATATTCATTCAAATTGTGATTGCACTTATATGGTGCGGTTTAACGATAATCTGAATGTGGAAGGCTACGAACCAGAAGAATATAAGGCAATGTATGATGATGCGGATCCGGGCGGAAGTCGCAAAGACAAGTTAAACGCTATGCGCCGTGACGCTTATGCCGAAAACAAAGAAGAAATAAACGCACAGAAGCGGTCAGCATACGAAAAGCGCAAAGAGCGAAATTCATCCGAAGCAGAAGAAATCAACGTTGATTAGAGCATCCGAAAGGGTGCTTTTTTCATACAAAAAAAAGGCAACGTGAGCCTATCACGGATAAGCACTCATGAGAGGAGAAAATTGAATATGGAAACAAAAGAAACTGTGAATCAGGAAGTGGAAACCACAACGGAAACGGCTGAAAAAACCTTCACACAAGCAGAGCTTGACCAGATCATCGGAGAACGTCTCAAGAGAGAACGTGAAAAATATCCCGATTATGAATCTTTGAAGGAAAAAGCCGCAAAGCTCGACCAAATCGAAGAGGATGCTAAATCAGAGCTTCAGAAAGCAACGGAGAGAGCCGAGAAGCTGCAAGCAGAGTTGTCTGCTATGAAGCACACCGAGGAAGTCAGGACTATCCGCGAAGCGGTTGCCACACAATATGGAATTCCTGCCAATCTATTGAGCGGAGAATCCGAAGAGACTTGCACTGAACAGGCAAAAGCACTGCTTGAGTTCAAGTCAGCGACTCCATATCCCAACGTAAAGGATGGTGGAGAAATTCAGAACACAATAAAAGGCACTACCCGTCAGCAATTCGCGGAATGGGCGAATGCCGCACTTAATTAACATGAAAGAGAGGAAATAATTATGGCATTAGTAGGAACCCCTACCAACAGGACATCAATCGATCTTCCGGTTGACGTATCAAACGAAATCCTTCAGAAGACACAGGAATCTTCTGCAATCATGAAACTTGCAAGACAGATAGCACTTCCCGGTAGAGGCGTAGCTATCAACGTTATCACAAGCGATCCCGAAGCATCATGGGTTGGCGAAACAAACGCAAAGCCCGTTTCGAATCCCGGACTTGCTACAAAGGTTATGAGAGCTTACAAGCTCGCTGTTATCGTTCCGTTCTCAAATGAGTTCAGACGTGATGTTGCAGCTCTGTATGATGCACTCATTAACAGACTTCCCGGCGCACTTGGACAGAAGTTTGATGCAACAGTATTCGGCAATGGTGCTGCTCCCGGATCTGATTTCGATACATTCGCGTCTGTTACACAGCAGGATATTGAGACAGATACTTATGCAGGCTTCGTTGCGGCTGATGGCGATATCGCAGCTCACGGCGGCATCATGAATGGTATCGTACTTGCTCCACAGGGCAAGAGCGTAGTTCTTGGTGCGGTTGATGGAGACAGAAGACCTTTGTTCATCAACAACGTATCAGAGGGTGCAGTTCCCATGATCCTTGGTGCAAGAACAGAGCTTTCAAAGGGCGCATACGTTGCAGGCACTTCTCCTGCTCCTAATGTACTCGGATTTGCCGGAGATTGGACGCAGGCTGTATATGGAACAGTTGAGGGTGTCAAGATTGACTACTCAAGCGATGCGACACTTGATCTTGGTAGCGGCAATGTTATCAATCTGTTCCAGCAGAATATGTTCGCAGTTCGTGCAGAGATCGAGGTTGGCTTCCGCGCTGACACATCTGTATTCAATGCACTTGTTGATGCTTAATGGTTAAGCTCATCAATAAACGAACAGGCTCATCGTTTTGGGTAGCGGATGAGAGAGTTGAAGAGTATAAGGCGGCAGGTCATAGGCTTGCCGCTTCTCCTTCAGCGGCTCAAAAACCCATAGAAGAGCCTATCGAAGAAACACAGGAAGAAAAGCCTAAAAAGGTGGCTAAAAAGGTAGTTAAACGTACAGTTGAAGTGAGGTGATACAAATGGCTTATGCAACAGTTGCGGATGTTCAGGCAAGAATGACAAGAACGATGTCCGCAGATGAACAGACCATGTGCGCTACACTTCTGGACGATGCGGCAATTATCATTGATTCCTTTAATGTTTCTGCAACAGAAGATGCAAAAAAGATAGTTTCCTGTCGGATGGTTATCAGGCAGATGGGAGACGGAGACGATGCCGGAGTTCCTATCGGGGCTACACAAGGCTCGATGTCCGGACTTGGTTATTCGCAGAGTTGGACGTTATCAAGCGGTTCAACCGGAGAAATGTATCTGTCAAAGATGGATAAACAGCTTCTCGGATATGGCAACAAAATCGGCTCTTATTCTCCTGCTCAAGAATTGGCGGTGTCTGAATGAAAACAACAACGGTTCAATTAGCGGTTAAAACAGAAGGCGCTCCGGATCCATTCGGTATGCCGACAGAAACCGAAGAGTTGATAGACGTTCCCGGATGTCTAGTCGGTCAGCCTTCAACAGATGAGATCAGCGCCACAATGGAAATGTATGGCAAACAGATCGCCTATGTTGTGGGAGTTCCGAAGGGTGACGAAAATTCGTGGGTTGATACGGATGTCATCATCTGGGGAGAGCGCTTCCGGACCATTGGCTATCCGATGACAGGAATCCAAGAGAATATCCCGCTCCGGTGGGGCAAAAACGTGAAGGTGGAGCGCTATGGCTGATTATGTGTTCAAAAAGAACGATGCAGGCATCAGGAAGCTTTTACAGTCTGATGAATGCTTAAAGGTCATGGAAAAGAACGCTCAAGGACGCGGCGATGATATGAGGCCTTTTATAGGTTTTGACCGCGCCAAGGTATTCGTGAAGGAGAATCGCAAGTGATAGAAGTTGCTTTAAGACAATATCTCGAGGCAGGGCTTGATGTTCCTGTGCTTATGGAGCGTCCGAAGACTCCGCCGGAAAAGTATGTCCTTTTAAGACTTACAGACGGCGGAAGAATCAACCATATAGACGCGGCAACCTTCTTTGTGGATGTATTTGCCAAAGACTTATATTCGGCGGCAGTTCTCCGCGATCAGGTCAAGGATTTGATGTTCGATGCGGTATCCCTTGACGGCATCTCACATTCAAGCGTTGGCGGAGAGCGTTCAAACACAGACTCTGCTAACCACGTTTACACGTATGAACTTACGTACAATTTTTATTACTACAGAGAGGAGATTTGATATGGGTAACACAGCAACAAATGTTACAACCGGCAAGCCGAACATCGGCGGAGCCATCTATACGGCACCTATCGGGACTACACTTCCGGCAGATGCAACAACGGCACTTGATAACGCTTTTGTCTGCCTTGGATACGTATCCGAGGACGGGCTCAGCAACAACAACGAGCTTTCTGTTGAAGCCATCAAGGCATGGGGAGGCAATATCGTTTATCGTTCGCTCACAGAGATGAATGACGAGTTCGGCCTGGCCCTTATCGAGACCGAGAATGTTGACGTTCTGAAGACAGTCTATGGTGAGAGCAATGTGACTGTTGATACGAACGGAAATGTATCCGTTAACGTAGTCGGCGAAGATCCCATCGAGCGTGTATGGGTATTCGAGCTTGCACTCCGCGGTGACAGAGCAAAGAGAATTGTCATTCCTGATGGTGCGATCACTTCCAGAGATGAAATCACCTATAACGATTCCGATGCAGTTGCTTACGGAATTACAGTCAGCGCTTATCCTGACGCATCTGGAAGCACTCATAAGGAATATCTCGAAGCGGCAAGCTAAAAGGAGGATGAGAGATGGTAAAGGGGAAGACAAAAAGCGGGATTAAGTTCTCGATAGACGAAAATATCAAAGACGATGCGGATCTGCTCTTGCTCTTGGCAGAAGTACAGGATGAAAGGGTGGACATGCAGGAGAAGCAATTAGCAATAAAGGATCTTCTGTGGCTTATCTTCGGAGAATCTCGAGATGCGGTTTACGACTTCACGAAAGAGGTTAAAAGGATCCACGGAAACAGAAGCTTTGACTCAATAACCGCAGAATTGAGCGATATATTCGAAGCGCTAAGTGCAAAAAACTCTTCATCCTCGCCTCAATAATCAATGAGTGCGAGGATTTGCTTATTTGCGATCTGGCAGAAACCTACGGCATATATGACTACAAGGCTATGAAGCCATCATTAGTAGCCACACTTGCCGTGGGGTTGCCGGAATCGTCAAGGGTTAAGCGGAAATATAGCGGCATTGAACTGACAACGGATCAGATGCTTCTTGCACTGATTTCGGATGCCCTGCTTGTGGCGAACTGGCAGAGAGCCGGAGGCAAGAAGAGCAGAAAGCCGCAGAGCGTATTCCAGAAATTAACCCGTCCAGAAAGAAAAAAAGACGAATTGATGTCATTCAAGTCCGCCGAGGATTTCGAGCGGTGGCATAAAGAGAAGTTGGAGAAATACAATGGCTGATACGATCGGAACCGCGTATGTGCAAATAGAGCCGTCTTTTAACGGTGTAGTTCCTAAAATTGATAAAGAGATGGGCGGCGCCGGGAATAGCGGCGGCAAGTCATTCTCCGCAGGCTTCGGCAAGGCAATGGCAGGCTTCGGAGCCGCTACATCGGCGGCAGGCGCGGCAATAGGTGCCATCGGTGCGAAGTTTGTGTCCGCGACTTCTAATGTTGCCGTCTATGGCGACAATATCGACAAAATGTCGCAGAAGATGGGACTCACGGCAGAGGCTTATCAGGAATGGGATGCCGTTATGCAGCATTCGGGCACGAGCATGGAGACCATGAAGGCTTCCATGAAGACGCTCGCAAATGCGGCAGAATCAGGTAATGACGCATTTAAGATGCTTGGAATATCTCAAAAAGAAATTGCCAATATGTCACAGCAGGAATTGTTCGAAGCTACCATTGCCGGACTTCAAAACGTTACCGATGACACTCAAAGAACATATCTTGCCGGGAAGCTTCTCGGAAGAGGAGCGACAGAACTCGGTGCGCTTCTGAACACTTCCGCAGAAGATACACAGGCAATGCGGGACAGAGTCCGCGAACTCGGCGGTGTAATGTCACAGGATGCGGTCAAGGCTTCGGCGGCATTCCAGGACCAGTTGCAGGATATGCAGACGGCATTCAGCGGGATTTCAAGGAATATGATGGCAGAATTCCTCCCGAGCATGACGCAGGTGATGAGCGGTCTGACGGAGATATTCAGCGGAAATGCGGAGGGCGGTCTGGCACAGATATCTGATGGCATTAACGGCATCGTTGACGGCATAACACAGGCTCTGCCGCAGTTGATGCAGGTTGCCGCGCAGATAATGGAAGCACTGGCAACGGCTATCATATCAAATCTCCCTCAATTAACAAAAACAGGCTTTGACATTCTGAATCAGCTTGTAACGTTCATATTGCAGAATCTGCCCACACTAATCAGGGCGGGGGTTGAGATAATCGGACAGCTTGCCCAAGGAATAGCGCAGGCACTCCCGACACTCATTCCGACCATTGTCGATGTAGTGATGCAGATTGTTGATTTTCTGATACAGAACATTCCGATGCTTATCGAGGCGGCTCTCCAATTGATGCAGGGGCTTGCGGATGGACTGATAGAGGCTATTCCTGTTCTTATCGGGTATATTCCGCAGATAATCACGTCCTTGGTGGATGCGCTTGTAGTTGGCATTCCGATGCTTATCAATGGAGCCATTCAGTTAGTCATGGGCATAGTGAACGCACTCCCGCAGATTATACAGTGCCTTATTGATGCACTTCCGCAGATAATACAGGCAATTTGTGATGCTCTGCCTGTACTCGTTCCAGCGCTCATAGATGCGGCGATACAGATGAACCTTGCCCTTGTGGCGGCCATGCCGCAGATAATAGCCGCGCTCATTGATGCGGTTCCGGATATCA